CAGGATCTAAGTCTTGAGATAGGCTTCTACCTGCATTTATCTGATCTGTTTGTACACCAGCGTCATCTACTAGTTTATTTACGACATTAGCAGCCTGAACCTCATCACCCATGACAGCCACAGTGTCAACTGGTGACTTTGACTTAGTTAAACTTACAGCTTTTAGTCCTCGTTCTTTTGCTGTAGTAATCATACCTTTGGCAGGACCAGTGATTATCTTAGAAGAACCTATTGTTGCTATATCAAGGACACCAAATAGTGCCATAGCTCCTGCCATAGGGTCATCACCTAAGTAAGTCGCATCGTTAGCCATCTTGTAAAGGTTCCAGATGTTGTCTGTACGGAAGAAACCTTCATTCTTTCTTTCTTCGATATACTCAGCAGCCCACTTGTTAAACTCATCTGGTGTTAAATCGTTGAAAGCTTTTCTTATTTCTTTACCTTCACGATTAGACCTGAAGGTTACGTTTTCAAAAGCACCTATAGTTATCTCACGTAAAACATTTACGTCAAGAAACGTCATTACTTTACCAAAGCCTGTCTGATCGTTAGCTTCTAGTTCTTTCTGGATTAGATTATTCCAGATGTTCATATTAGTTAGAGTTCTAGTTGCGTAAGGATTGACATCGTTGTCAGACAACATAAGGTTTTGTAGGAGCAAATACTCAGGCATAGTCATATTCTCGCCTTTTTCTTTTCTCTGCTCGATAATAGATGCTAACTGTTCAGCAGTCATACCATCTCTGTAGCCTTGGTCTATAGCCAATGCGTAGTCTACGTTAAGACCTTCTACTTTTGCTGCAGATTCTGAGCTATTGTCACCTGTAGCACGTTCAGCCTCGATCTGGTCTACAGGAATATTAGTTGTTATAGCTATTTCCTGAGCCTTTTGTCTTTCGACAATGCTTTTACGATTAAAAGGTTTTTCTTCTTGTTCAGAAAAGTCTAAAAGTTTTTTGTTAAAGACTTCTTCGTTGAAAACCTTTTGATCTAGAGAGAGTAAAGATACCAATTTTAATTACCTTTTTCTAGTGTATCCTCTTGGACCAGCAGTATCTGGGGTCATACCACTTAAATTTAAAGAACCCAAACCACCAGAAGGCATAACCGATGAACCGATTGAAAAACCTATGTTACCTAAAGCTTGAGCATACTGTGCTTGACCTTGAAGCATAGAAGCTTGTTGAGTAAGGCTAGAGTACTGTGAGCTAAGTCCTGACATCATTGTACTAAATCCTAGGTTAGCTCCTAGTTGAGATGACAAACCTGCTAGAGCACCACCTCTTGCTGATACTGCAGTACCTGCCCCACCTACCCCAGCAGCTTCTATTCTTTTTCTTTGCCTTAAAAAAGACCTAATAGAAGCTCTTCTTGATCTGGTTTCTCTAGCTGCTTCTTGTCTTCTTTGTGTTGCAGCAGCTTCTCTTTGTATCCTAACAGATTCTCTACCTAAATCAGCAGCTTTTCTTGATTGACTAACACCGTATGCTGTAGCTGCTCCACCTACTGCAACAGCACCAACAGTAAAAGCAGTAGCACCTACTGTTAAGCCAACAGCACCTGCTCCAGCTATTAGAGCACCACCTATTGCTGTAAAAATTGCCATTTTATATTTCCCTTATATAAGCTGTTTCTATAGGCTTATAGCCTTTACGTTTAAACAATACACCAGCTTTACTACTAAGAACATTATCTAACTCAGATAATCTAGCAAAGTTACACCCTGCTTGCTCAGACCAAAGTGTGTACTCGTTTATCAGTTTTATTGAAGTCTTACCATTTCTATGTTTAGGGTCTACCCAAAACATTAACTCTTGGGCATACTTAAAATCATTAATAGGTAGCTCAGAAACCATAGCTATTAAAGCACCTACTATTTCTCCATCAAAGTCTATAAGTTTTACAAAACCTAACTCATGGTCTATCAGAGTAGTAACTAATTGGTTAATCTTGTTTGTATTTATCTTAGACCAAGCTGGATGAGGTATTTCTTTGCAGAATTGTTTTACTGCTAGGACAATATCCAAGACATCCTCTTGGGTAGCATCCCTAATTGTATATTCAGTCATTAGTATCTAGGGTTCCTTCCTTGTATCATACCCCAACCTAGGAGCAAGAAGTCTTTACCCTGTTCACTTTCGTATTTAATTCTCATGGATCGTCCATGTCCACGTATTTTTACTCTTGATGTAATGACATCCTCAGGATAGTCAAAGTCTGTTAGGTCATTCTGATTAGGTATTACTGGAAACTTTAGTCTGTACACCTGTTGACTAGTACCAAAGTTTTCAGCAAAATCCCAAGCAGCAGAAACCTTTAATGATGAAGGTCTTATTGATTCAAAACCTAGAGTAGGATTACCAGTAAATCCTGTCTCTGTCAACCTACAATATGTTACAATATATGGCGCATTCTTTTTAGTTATAACATCCCCTATAAAGTCATAACCTGTTTCAGCAAAAGAGTTATAGTTAGTATCACCCCAATCTAAAAACCCTATGCTAGTAAAAGCACCCATAGTTATTTTGTTTGTACCACCATCTCTACAAATAAGTATGATAGCTGGATCACCTGTAGTTGTAGTAGATATTTGAGTTGACACAACGTCATTTGCTACTGTTGCTACACCTGAACCTGTACCTGCGCCTGAAGCTGTAAAAACTGTACCAACATTATTATTAGCTGCTCCAACAGCAGTAAAGTCAGTAGTTCCTACAGTTTTAATTATGTACACGGTGCTAGTTACAAAGCTACCTGCATTTACATCTGTACCGCCTGAAGCTGTAAGGACATCATCAGCACTGCTGTTAGCTAGAACATCAAGGTCTAATTCTTTAGCACCATAGCCTGAATAAAAAGCTAGTCCTACTACAGCATCAGTGTTAGATGTTTGATCTGATATCTTCCAAGGAAAGAAAGCTTGCAGAGGTACATCAAGTATAAGAAAGTTGTTTATCTTTGACTCTACAGTTTCACTTGCATCAGGATAGCCCCAGTATATTCTTTTGTTTATACCATCATAAACTGCTGTAACTTTTAGTTTAGCATCAGGATCAATAGCATCCCAAAAACTTTGTATGGTAGGAATAGTTAAGTTTTGTTCTTTACCTTGCCCTGATACATCGTCAGTTGTTAATGTGTGGATGCCAAATCTTGACCACCAAAAAGGAATACCTTCTGCTTCAACAAATGTTTCAGGCTGTAGGATACCAACCCTAGTAACCCTGTTGATAGAAAACTCTGTAGCTCTGAATACACCGTCAACACCAGAGATTTGCCATACACCATTTTCAGCAAATACAAAGAGAGAGTTTTGGTAAGCGTACAGTCTCTGTATTTTAACAGCGTCAGGTATCCTTAGTTCACCACCGTCTGTAGCGTACAAGTCTGACAAGTACTCTGCTGTAGGGTCATTTTGTTGGTGACATACACCTAAGTCATCTACTGTTTCAACAACTTTAGAAAACAGTATTGTACCAGCATTTTCAGCACTGTCAATACCTGCATAAAAAACTCTACCAGAAAAAGATTCAGCACATCTAAACCTAGAGGTTTCTGTATCTGTCATCTTGGTTAAACCTGTTAGACCTGAAGCAGACCCTCTGTTCTTAGTAAAGAAGTCTAAGATAAAGTGACCGTTACCTGTTAGTGTAGTACCACCATAAATTCTATCCCACTCTGTAGCACTAAAGTCTCCATTAGAGTCTTTACCTGCATACCAAGGATGAGTTAAAGGAGGATGTTTGCTTGAGTTTGCTGATGACCAAGTTGATAAAGCTGCTGCTCCTTTTGTTCCTACCCAACCAGCATTTTGAGTATCATACTTTCTGTCTTGAGAAGGAGAAGATTTTTCTTCATAGTACTCTGATGTGTTTCCTTGATATTCAAAATCTCTAATTTCAAAGGTAATCTGAGTAACTGTAAATGTGCCTGAGCTATACTGAATTGCTATAGTATTTATCTCTGGTGAAGATACAACCAAGTTACCTTTGATAGATGTGAACTGACACTTAGCATTTTCAGCACCAGCAGAACCTGCTTGTTCGTAACTTGACAAGTTTACAGAGTTTGTTTCTACTTGAGCAGAATAAGGTAGATCACCTTTGTTGTAGAAATATAATGTGTTACCTTTTTGCAACACTAAAAACTCTAAGTCAGCATCACCACCAACGTTTATCCAATCGCCTGTGGCTATAGTTTCTGAATCAGTCATAGTAAAACTAGACAGTGTGTTGTTGCTTTCGTATACTGCACCTAGTCGCCTACGTCTAGTACCATCCCTACGTAAGTCGCAGTTTAATTCATCAACAGAAGCACCGTCAGGAAACGTAAGTTCAGCAGCTTCTGTAATCAAACCTTTTACAAAGTTATTAACTGCCTTTTGACTTAGACTTTGAGCCATTACGTTCTATCTCTCTTTTGTCTGCATACTCATTACGTTGAAGAGTTTTAGTCTTTACTTTATCTCTTAGGTAACTTTCTACAGCTTGTTTACCTTTTTCTAGGCTTGAGTATCTGCCTGATAATTCTTGTGGTACTTTACCTTTTTCAAATGTAACTCTAAAAAAGATGTATCCACTGTCTTCTTTTTCTACATAAATTTCTGACAACATCTTGTCAGACTTTATAACACAGCGTTGGTTTACTGTGTCGGTCTCTATATCAATCATCAGGTTCTTCCGTATTGATTTACTGATTTTACTCTTGTCTTATACTGATCATTTTGTACGTAAGACTTTAGCCTACGTGCAGCCTGATCAATCTTGGGGTCAGGACCACCTTTAAATAAACTCATGCAAGTTGACTTAGCTTCTGCCAAGAGTAAAGGCATTAGTGTGTTATCTAAGTCAGGTTCAAAGCTGTCTGTCTGAGAAAAGGTTGGATAAGTTGAACCCCAAGCTCTTGTCTTATCAGCTTGTAGTGTAGCCTCTTTGTCTGCTTCATAACCATTCATGATAATATACTCATCGTCAAATGAAGTGTAATAAGAAGGTGCAGTATCATTTAGAACATATATATCTACAGCACCGTCAAATGTTTCTACAAGTAAACCAGTCTCGCTCATCCTATCAATAAATGTCATAGGGTCTACAAACTCTATCTCTCTAAAGTCTTTATCTGCAATAGTGCCTACGTTATAATCAATCCTAGTTATAACCTTAGTTCTAGTAGGGTACTTGAAGTGCGTTGGTTTAGCTGAGTTGGATACAGCAGTTAGTGAAAGTAGTTTGTTGTGTTCTGGTATTTCTCTAGCTGCAATAATATTGTAGTAAGTATCTTCTATAACAGAAGCTATTTGTTTTGCTTCTATAGTATCAGAGATACCGTTAACTTCTTCTGAGTCCATATCAGACAAGATAGACTGTACTAGCTGTAACAAAGTTGTTTTCATTATGATCCATCCACGCAGATAACTATACAAGCTTCAACGTGTGAGCTTGGCGCACCAGCACACGCTATCTTTATAAAACTTCCTGCTGTTACTGTATTGTTTGAGGCAGGTGTTAGTGTATCTACATCACCTGCTGCAGAACCTGACTGAGCTATAGTAAGGGTTCCCATCGAAGAACCTGCTGAATTAGTCACAGTAAATACAGCATCTCCACCAGATATAGCTGCTGTCAAAGCACTTTGTATTTTAGTTATAGTTCCTGCGTAAGGCATAGGTACATACAAATCACTTGCGCTAGAAATATCTGGAAACTGAACTGTTAACATGGACTGTCTAGATGTCCAAGAACCTGAGCCAGAACCGTTAGCTAGGTAAACGTCACCACTACTTGCTGCGGCAACGCCTTTTGGTTCGTGAAGGTATGGATCAGTAAGAGTAGAGTGGTTTACGTTTGCCATTAAAATCTCCTAGTTAAGTAGGGTGCTCCCGAAGGAACACCCAAAGCTTATTTAAGGCTCGATGTATTCGATAACCAACTTGGCTTCACCAGCAGTAAATGCTGCTGTGCCATAGATAGCTTCGACATAAACATCGTTAGCTCCAACAGTCGCTGTACCGCCTACTGCTGCACCGTCACAAGCTACTGCTTTGTTAGCTGCAAGAGCAGCCAAAGCAACAGTTGCGTCAATGCCATCAGCATCTACGACAGTACCATCTTGCTGGTAAGTACCTACTGTCAATGTAGCTGAACCACCTGAGGTGAAAGCTGTTGTGACAATAAGGTGAGCACCAGTGATGTACGAACCTGCTGGGATAAAAGCATCATGATCTTGTGGTGTAGCCACAGATGAAGGAACTTCTGTTCCTGTGATTGTCATCACTAATGCTTTCTTTTGACTTGAAAGTGAAGTACCACGCTTCGCTGCAGTACCTGCATCACCTGCGGCAAGAATTTCTAGACCGTCTGCATTAACATATGCCATTAGTTAGTCCTCCTTACGCTACTGTTGGTTTCGTGACAACACGAACCATGTTTTCAGGACGATACAACTTGACACCATAACGAGCAGTTGTTACAAACTCATGTCTTTGGAAGTCTTTGTTATAATCGTAGTCTACTTCAGGTTGTTGACGGAACGCACCCACGAATGGGTTTACAGACTGGTCTGCTGAGAAGAACAAGTTAACTACACCGTTTGTTGATGAGTAGTCTTGGTTAGCAGCAGCTAAGTCTGGTAGTGCGTTGTCAGTTGCTGTTGGTAGAAAGTTTGAACAATATACGTCAAAGCCGTAGATGTTAGCTACGAAACGCATACCTGTTGCTATACCGTCACGAACAATACCTTCGAAACGTGGGTTGTTTTGCACGTTTGTTAGGTTAGCTAGTGTGTTAAGTGTGTACTCAACAGACGGATCAACGATAGCTACCAAGTTGCTGTCTGGAACACTTTGTTTTTTCAAAGCGTAACGTGCATAAGCAAACTCTTTCAAGGTGATAACTTCACCTGTACCTGTAGAACCAACACGCATTGAGATGCCGTTGATTGCTTCAGATGAGTTAGCTGATACGCCAGATTCAGGAGCAGCGAGAGTTGTTGTCTCGAAGTGTTCCATGATTGCACGTTCTTGTTCTGGTACAAAGCGTGACATTAATTCATTTGAATAGAATGTGTCTTGCTCTGCTT